CAAATAGGGCGTTCCATAACCAGACAGCACCAGACCGGCGCTGCCCATCTTTGCGAGGGGTATAAATGCCATTCTTGGTTCACTCCAAGTACTACATGACACGGGGGGTATAAATACTAATTCGTAAATTAAAAAGTATACGTAAACTCAAAAGTTTACATGCTCCACTGCTAACGAAAGGTAAGATGGTAGAAATATGTAAAGTTTTTTCTAAGATAAGCTTTTATGTAAGTTCACCCCTATAACCGTATATGGTAGAGCAATTGAAAGACAATACCGCTGTAAAGGGCATTCGCAGAGAATTAGCAGACGATTACGACAAACTGGAAGAGCGCATGGACCGACTCAAGGCCGCGGCCCAGGACGCCTTCGGGGAGCTGTCCAAAGAGACCCGTGAGGGCATGGCCAACCGGGTAGACGATGGTTTCTCTCCTGCAGAGGCAAGAAAGTACGGTGAGGCTACAGTCAAAATCATGGAGCTAATGCATCTCGGGTTCAAGGCTATCGAAGGCAACTTCATCCGAGACATGGAAGCCATCATCGGACCCAACGCCTACAAGATCGAAGATAATGGTACCATAACCTTCGACGTATCCAAGCTCGGTGGAAAGCTGTCCACTGGATCCCTGGGTGTCGAACAGGACCAGCTCAAAATAGTAAAGCTGCAGGACGCCCCCAGCTTCGACGAGGGCGACGAAGGACCCGTCACTACTTAGTTCTGAAGGTCCCATACTCTTTTTTTGCAGCTACTTGTTTTCTGAGATTTATGATATCCTGCTCGGTTATGCCTCTGTAAGAAGACTCGGGTGTAGTCAAATTCATACCATACACCCACCAGTCTATCTCAGATTCAACCAGGTGGACAGAATTGCTATCATCCGGGCTCGAAGTAAACCCAGACAGGACATCATAGATAGTAAGGAAGTGCTTCATTCCCAGGAACATGGTTGATTGGGGGCGAGCATACCTACCCCACTCGGGGTCACCCCAGGAGATCACATGTATTGGGGTTGCGGTAGATTCTATATATACTCGACCTGTAAAGGCCCCGGTGGTGTCGTTATACAGCTCTGCCGTCACCCACATATGGGAGCTGTAGCCAGCATCCTTCGCAATCGTCCAAGGTCCGGTGCCATCCATGCAGAAGCCGGCCTCGAAGCCATGGCATTGCAGCAGCCATTCCAAGTACGCTGACATCTCACCACAGTCAAACGTGCCGACCTGGTAGGGTACGGTGAAATGATCACCAATTAGGGTTTTGAGACCATGCAGGCTATGGTCATTCCAAGTAGCATTTACATAATAGGGTTCAGGAATTGTGGCCTGGCCGGGGCACAGGAGGCCCAGGAAGGCCAGGATAAAGAGTACAGCCAGGATTTTCGCCATGGCTATACTGTGTGCACACAAAGGATTTAAGGTTTGTGGTTGGGTTCTTTACGAAGTACAAGCACGGCTATTGGAGACTGTGGTTTGTTTTCACAATCACCTTGGCAAATACCACTACAAAGCCCGGCCTGCATCTCGCGCCCCAGGATCATCCCTATGAACAAAACTTCAAGGGCATTTTGGCCAAACACCATACACTGACGCATGACTGCACTCCAAGGAGCATCGATATTGTGATCCAGAACTACGGTCACGAGTTTACATAGCTCATTGAATCTATTCAATTCGATACCTATGGAATTTGCGAACTCCGCTGTATTTTTATCAGACGCGACTATCATAAACAACCCATTCCTACAGATGGCTTTTTTCCTTCCCATGCTCTGTATGTTATATCTACTTCGAAATGGTCACCCACTTTAAACAGGGTGCATTGCGATTTCGGAAACCAATAAGCTTCCTGATTACCATTTGGATCCACCAGATGAAGCAGAACTGCTTTCCTAGTTTGCTTTTCCATCCAGTTTACTTTTGGGCCCCTCGCTTTTGAAAGCTTAAATCGGGGCATCCAAATCCACCAACTCAGTGAATGCGGCCTGTACTTTATCAAATTCAGCACACGATTCTTGGTAATAGTGTCTGACGACTTCCTTCCAGGGTACGGCTAGGGAATAATAGAGTGTCTTACGTTGGCGGCCACCATTATCTGGGGCAACTGGGGTAATTGTAATCCAAGTCGATATCTCCTGAATTCCAATCGATACTTCAGGCTGACGCAAGCCCGATGTAATCTCAATCATGCGAGAAGATCCACTTTCCCGCTGCAATAGATAGGTAAATACCCCTGCAGCCTTCCGAGACATACCCAGGAGCTGTAGTCGATCCATAAACTTTTTATCAGCCTCACTAAACAGTTCTATGGTCTTATCTTTCATGTTCCACCTCCATACTGGCCATAATATACACATGCAGTATCAACATATAAAAAGTTTGCCCTGAGTATGCGGAAAGGTTAAATAGCTGCGTGCACATATACTGGTTTTATGGCATTTGTGAAAATAGGTCAGACACAACGCCCAGTACGAGAAATACGAGGCATGAATAGAGCAGATAGTAAATCGATATCCGCACGATTCAAGCGGGAGGAGATAGACAAAATCAATAAATACTGCGAAGATAATGATATACCACGTTCTATTTTAATCCATGATGCTGTCGTGGATTATCTCAAACGCAAAGCCGAGTGATATCATGAGTTACGACGCGATTCCTGAATGCATGAGAGCACTGCGGCAGTTCTGCTGCCGAGTGCAAAAGCAGCCATTTGTCAAAGGAAAAAAGGGTCTGACGGCCAAGGCATGGCCCAAGCATCCCGAAAATTGGCTAACCTTCGAGGAGGCCCTGGCTGCCGTTGAGAGAAAAGAGCTGGTCAATTTTGAGGACAAACCCCATCCGGTAGAGGCAATTGGATTCCTAATGTATCGTGCGCCCCAGGCACCCATTCCAGTTCTCATCGGGGGAGACATAGACTGCTGCGTTGACCCCCAAACACTAGAATTGAGTACCTGGGCATCAAACTTCCTGTTACTGATCTTGCCTTTTTACGTGGAAATCTCACCTTCAAAATGCGGTATCCGCTTCTTCATTATGGGAAACATCGACCGGAATAAACTGGTTGGCGACGGGCCGCAAAATGACATGACTCAGGAGACCAAGGATAGGATCTTTGCAGCCAAGCCTGGTGCGTTCGCCAAATTCCAAAAGGGCCTGAACGTCTTCAATACCTTAGAATTATATGAAAGTGGGCGGCATCTTTCACTAACCGGCGACCGCTTACCAGAATACTGTTTCCCGAAAGAAGATAGAACTTTACCCGTGCTAAGCGCTGTTGCCAAGTTCATGGATGCAGAGCCGAAGGTGCTCGACAAGGGCGAGAACGCGAATAGGACTGCAAGCCTTCCGCATATCGATATCATGGACGTAATCGACACGTCCAAGTTTACTCAGTCCGGAGGGCAGCTCCTGGGCCCCCATCCCACCCTGGGCAGTACGACCGGGAAGAATGTAGTGGTAAACCCGGAAGCAGGGATCTATTGCTACATGCATGACGGCCTAAATAAGGGCGGGGATGCCTGGGAATGGCTGGCGTGCGAGTGCGGGGCGATACCCTGGGAGATGGCCGGCACGGGGATGCTGAAGGATAGAAGGCTGGTCGAGAAGGTCCTGCAGCATGCCGTGTCTAGGGGGCTCATCAGCGAGAAAGAGGCTGAGATAGACCTACAGACCGGGATTGTGAAGGTAGATCTGAGCAGCGCGATAGGATCATTCGGTATGCTGGAGAGCAATGGAACCATAGTTCGAATCATGCCTAATAAGATGGCCGCTAGTAAGCGATCAGCCGTGTGGATGTCAGACTGCGCCCTGTGGGTGGACACTGAGACCAGGTGCGACGGGGTAACTGATTTCTTGCTCAAAGGAAAAGGAGCGAAGGATGGAAGAGATGTAGAATTTACGTTATCATCGACTACAGTCGGCGGTAAAGAGTTCTGGAATGCCCTGACGAATAACTTCGGCACAGCCAATGAGATAGGCGAGCTGGAATGGAAGCACGTTCAGCGCATGTCGAAAAACGTGAAGGTCTATATTAAGGTGAAAAAGCCAGCTTGGGATGGTAATCTGCCTCTAATTCCTGGTTACGAGCCAAATAAGAATGTTTTGTTCGAATTATCATCTCAAACGCCAGTACATGTTCATGACGGAGATATCGAAGATGCTAAGAACGTTATCCGTAACCTGTTTATGGTTCATAAATATTCCTGTATTTTGGTAACCACAATCTTGGGAGCCCCTGCGGTTGCCCGATGGTATCCAAGAAATAGGATTGCTTTAGGCATATGGGGATCGTCAGGGAACTTCAAAACATACACAACGACCTATGCCATGGGCATGTGGGGGCGGAAATACCTCGACGGGCCTACTCTGATGGCCGGACGGGGGTCAAGTACGATCAACGGGGCCATGGACGTGTTCATAGCGGCTGGGATCATGCCCCAGATCTATGACGATGTTAAGATAGTTGATAGAAAGAAGGATGTCGAGGGTTATGTTCAACTTATTCACAAAATCATGGAGGGGTTTGAGAAAATCAGGAGCCGGAAGGAGGGAGGTCTTCGTGAGACTATTCAATTCTTGAGTACGCCCATCATCACGGGTGAGGTGCAACCTCAGGAAGCTTCTACTACAGCCAGGGTTCTAGGACTGGATTGGAGCATGAAAACCGAGCAAAAAAAGATAGCTTCCGATGCACTGGCCAAGTTAGGAGAACATAAGGAGCATATCCCAACAGTGGGTTATCACTGGATGAAATTCCTACACGAAACAGAAGAAGTTCTTGGAGACAATTTCAACCGTTACCAGGTGGACTTTTCAGCTAATTTCAATAAGCTCAAGTTTGCCAATGCAGGCCGCTTGTCATCGATTTATGCTATGCTGGCATGCACCTGGGAGCTGTTGGAGGTATCACCCCTCGGAGAGGTCTTTACAGAATACCGGAAAGAGTTCCTGGCAGCCCTGACTGAGGTTATTACGGCGCAGGGCGAGCAAGTAAGCGCGGAGACGGAGGGGGCCAGGTTCATTGCTGCGGTCCAAGAAATGGTAGCGTCGAACCCTTCCATTGTCCAGAGCAGTACAACCATGAGAAGCATGGGAAATATACCCGTCATCGGAAAATGGAATCCGAAGGGCTTATTCCTTATCCCAGGACCTACGCTGGATGCTATGGATAAGAAGGGCGTATTTGACCAGATACCAAATAAGCAGAGCATGACTCGGGTTTTGAAGGAAATGGGCGTTCTCATCCATGGGGATGGCCGAAATCTTCAATGCCAAGCCTCAGTTAATGGGGCTCAGATCAGAGGATGGTACATTAAGGCTTCCGCACTGCCGGCCATACACGATTCCGGGGGTGATTTGCCTCCAAAAACCTGAGCTTTCTTTTTTCTTACACCCAACCGTCTAGTTTCCGACACAAAATGGGCATTTTCGCTATTAAGAGGCTGTTTTTGGAACCAGCAACGGGCGAACGATTTAGGAAGTGGCGGTATCTAGCGGCCTTACGACCATGCCCCCCCCGACAGAAAAAAACTAGATATAGGTATTTAGCTAAAAAGCATCCTAAGTTACTTCAAACCTTTAGCATGGTACAACTTTGAAGTAACTATCATTTAAGCCTATATCACTATGCAATGACCTTTTTTGCAGTAAAGTAGCCCTTTTCTATCTTGGAACATGCCTTTTTTGTCGGTTTGTCGGTGAATGGGTGAAAAATAGTACAAAAAATCAGACGCAACGTTAGATAGATAGATAGATAGAATAGATAGTAGTAGATACAATACTCTCTCTCTCTCTCTCTCTCTCTCTCTCTCTCTTCTCTCTCACCGACTTACTCACCTACAGTTACACGACTATACAACAACACATTTAATCATTACAGATTAATCGTGATAATTACCTGACTACCCACCTACACCGACATGTCTCCAGTTGTAAAGTCCTCAAGATTACAACCTGTCTGGTTTACCTCAAGAACCACAAACTTTATCTAAGTTAAGATCCTAAATAAGTCCTATGCGTGCTACAATTATCAATAATATTAGCGAATTAGACGCCGTTAAAACTAAGGCAGTCGTCTTTGCCTTTCGTCCCAGCATGAATCACATCCTGCAAATAACCGCTAAGCCCCGAATCAAAGTCATCCAAATTCCGCCCTCGTCTGACAAGAGCTTGGCCGCCGCAGCCAAAGAATTGCTACTCCAAAAGAAGATTCTCTGTCTCACTGGGAGCATCCAAGGCATCCGGAAAGACAAGCAAGGCAACCTCGTAGATATCGAAATACCAGAAGTAGAGATTCCCGAGGTGCTTAAAATATGAAGTTCATTGCCACGTTTGATTTCAAACAGCGCCCGGCAACCCCAGGAATGGCTGTACGAGTCGGAGACAACCACTATTACACCCTAGACGGGATAGCGGAAGAATACCGATGTGAACCAAATGAGCTTCTTGTTATTACGGCCATAACTCATTCCGTCGATAAATTAGGCATGCTCAAGGACATTTGCTTAATGATTGATGGCAAAACTCGTGGCGGTGTTGGAGATGCTGTCACGCCAGGCAAGAACCTGAGTGTCATGCTCGTGTTCAAGCAAGCTGAAGATTTCCGTCTTCCTCCAGCTCAAATTGACTATCCGATTACGGTCACAATAGAAGCTACTCAATATCAAGTGACCAACATATCACCTTAATCTAACCTATTTTTATCGCAGAAAGTTATATTAATATGTATTGCCTATTTTCCTATGGTGATCACCATTGGGATCGTTTAAAACTACGGCCGTAAATGCCAAAGTCCTGACCAAAACCACCGCATCTTGGTTGAAGTCAGGTGGCACATCGAGAGCCAGTTCCTTTAGCGTAGGAACTCCTCCGGCATCGTCCTTTTCGACAGGCACAATCAAAACTCAGAAACCATTCAGCAAACCTGCTCCGACGCCTACCAGAACAATTGTCTTCAAGACCAAGGCACCTGTTACCAAAACGCCTGTCAAAGGTATCTTCAGTCCAACCAACTGGGGCAAACCCACCCCCTACGTAGCTCCCAAGCCCAAGCAGGGCACCTGGGTAGCGGCTAAGAAAAGTAGTGGTAGTGGCTCTTCAGGTGGTGGTGGCCCGCCTATTGGAACTTTCCATCCGGATAGTGCCAACATAGCAGCTCAGAAAAATCCATTGCTCAGATCAAAAAATATAGGAACTGGTGGTAAGGTAACGTACTAGAACTTGATTGTTTCTTCCTCATCCACCATTATCTCTTTTTTGACTTTCTGTGATCGGTATTTGGATCCCACTTGATACGTCTTTAGAAACAGCCCTTCGGTTGCCAACACGTCTCCTTTGTTGTGTTTTGCAATCTCATCCAGCTCATTGTTCAGGTACCATGTTCCCACGTCCCTCCCATTCCCATAGAGCATTCCCTCAATCCCCAACATAGCGCACATCATTTCGAGCGTCGCGCTCTGCTGCTTATTCCATTTCCCCCCAACCAGGTTATCGTAAAGGTCCACCACATTTCTGTCATACTTATTGCTCGACAAAATATCCACAAACGGTATCTCATGCACCAGTCCTCTCATCCTGAGCTGCACGAAATCGAACTCTTTCACATTAAATCCAACCCAGGGTCTCGGATTCAATTCTGCCAGCAAATCATAAGCCTTACTGATCACCTTATACTCATCTTTCTCACAGAAGCACCACATCTCCCCGTCTTCGCCCACCACCTTGGCTGTAATGCAGATTATCTGTGCTGTAGGCCACTTCAGGGCTGCACCCTCATCACATTCCCCGCAATAATCCTTCTTCTGCTTAGGGTGCGTCTCGGGGTTGTACTTGCAATGGGTGCATTTGATTGACTTATACAGATCTATCTGAGATTTTTGACCGGGTATTGTTTCAATATCGATCACAGTTGCCATATGTTGACTCATTGATTACCACGTTCCATTTTCTCATCATCTCCGGTGTATTTACTTTATGAAGTCTGTCTAGGATTACCTCTGCTTTAAAACCGGTTATTATATATCGATAACTACCTTTATTTGCTTTATCATAATACACTCTTTCTTTTTTATCATCAACTATCATTCCTAAAATTTTGCTTATCCATATCAATAACGGTTTGGTTCCAGCGATTTCTAAAGTCATTCTTGGTCTACGGTGGTTTAAATTATCGCTCTTATTTACTCTAATAGTGCCATCACCATCGATTATGCCTTTGATATATGACAGTGATAAATCACCATCCAATTTAGTTGGTGGTAGTAAGGTATTTGATTTTTGTTCTGTGATATTATATATACGATCAAGATCGTTAGCTATTTCCTTTATCTTACAGATATTTAAATGTGCATATCTTTTAGTAATTCCATTTGAGTATGACGTTAATCTATCATACTCATGAATCTTATTTTTACATCCAATACACTGCTTAAACGTTTCTAAATGCGGCTTATCGTCTATTTTTACTACGAACTGTAATATCTTTCCAGCCCCTCCATGGTAACTGTGTATGTTTCCGTCTGCAGCTATATAACCAGCCCAGTATGCAGTTTCGTTATTTATAGTTTTAAAATAATCATGCATTTTACTCCCCGCATTCATGTCTGGTTTCACAGTTACCTACTAAACATCAACTTATTTAAACGTTGTGCTTAGTTTTCAGCTTATGGAAGTAGCTATCAAAAAGTTTAAATAAGTACACCCACTTAATACGTAGCATGGCATACGTTGCTAAAGTTGTGAAGGCCTTCTTTCTTGAATTCCACGAAGGCGAAGTACTACCG